AGTTCCAACATACTCATCAAGGTAATTCGACATCTAATTTCTCCCGTCCTGCGAATTGATCTATCGCATAAGTTAATTGTTCTTTTAATGACCAAAACGTTCCGTCTGGCCAGTTTTGCGCCTCAGCGGCACAAGGTTGGCAATAAAACCGCACCTGTGTCCTTCGGGTAGGTGTCTCGCTTTGGACTTTCCAGACTGCTGGCACTTGTGCTTTTAAATGCCAAGAGCCATCCTTTAATTGTCCCCATCGAGATTTGCAGTAATCGCACCACTGATGGTGATTAGTATTGCGAGTCAGACTCAATGTAGTCCCAATCTTCTGGACTCGAAAATCTGCATCGAGAAAGTATGGCTCCATATCCAATGAGATCGAGATACGAATCCTCGCGCTCTGGACTTTCCACCATTCGAGACAGCTTTGTCGCGATAAACACCAGTGCAACGTCAGCTGGGTCTCTGAGCTGAATACCGAGTAATCTCGCGATTTTGTAAATGCGTAATAAATTGTGTCGCGGGTCACCATATTCCATCCCCCGGTCCTCGAGGGTGTTACCAGCGTCCGCGAGCCAGTCACTTAACGATCTCTCTGACATTTATGCTCGCTCTTCCTCTCTTGTATCCATCATTGAACGCTTTGGCTTTGATGCCCAGAATGGCTCGGTGTAATAACCACCAGCCAAGAATCGTTGCGCTGAAGATTATTGCGTCCTGATACTCACTCAACATCGGCATTTACTCCGAATCTGTCGAGCCAATAGGCGCTAATCTCTTGCTTACTTAATCGCCCTCTAACTGATTTACGGCCTAATGACTCAACCGCATAACGGCGTATTAATTGGCCTTTAACGTAGTTTTTACCATCTGACCAAGCGCCAGAGGTGGTATCAAACCGAATTAAATCCGGCTTATTTATCATTTATTCTCCCTTCTAAACCCTCGTAAATGGATTTAGTGGGATAAATGTATTTAATTAAATGGATTTATACAAGTAGCAACTCGGCGAGTCGGATATCTAGGTAGCCGGCTAGCTTTTGGACTGTCCCTCTATTGGCAAAGTCGGTCTTATCTGGAAGGGCCTTTAAAAGCCACTGAGGCTCCTCTAGAGCCCCTAAGTCAAAGCTATAGACCCCTTGTGGGGTGGAGTTAATATAAAGCGTCCTAGCGCCTGTTCTAGCCCTTATTTCGGCTAAATAGTCCCACTTCTTCTTTTCTATCAATAAGGTTGGGTAGTGGGTCCGGCGGCACTTCATCTCAATATACGCATCGTGGGTAATGCCGTCAGCTCGGTCGGTCGCTGATAGTGGCGTTAAGTCTGGAAATACTGACTTTAGCGCCTCAAATAGCTCAACCTCGCGGAGGTAAATTAGACGTCCTCCTCGCCATCTTCCCACCCGATTTTCTTAATCGGATCAGAAGGGTCGATAACCCAGTCCGGCCAGCTAGAGCGATCCATAGCAAAAGCCAAAGCCGTTCCTTCGTCCATTCCATTGCGGCGACAAGTTTCATAAATCTCTTTGCAAGCGATAGCCCAAAAGTCTAATTTTGTAGGCAGCTCTTTAACAGTGCGACGCTTTTTAGCAACCTTCTTAACTGGTTTTTTAACGCCGCGCTTTTGTGCCACCTTTTGCCACCTTCTCTTTGAGGGCCATTTCAAGGGTAGATTCTAACTTGTCTAGCCGAGAAATCAGCGGAAGGTTCTCAAGTTTTATGATGTATCTAAGACCGGCTATTAGTAGGCCAATAGATCCGAGAACCGAGGCGATGAACGCCGCAATATCTCCAGGAGCCATTACCGCACTTTGCCGTAGCGCTCGTAGTTAGGGTTGAGCCAGTTGATGATGCTAGGCAAGACTGATGCTATTGCCGCATTTACAATTGCATTTACATCTAGACCCACTGCTAAATAGGTCGCTAGTGCCGCTGCTAGGAATGTCTTTGCCCAGCTCTCGGCTGCTTTCTTCAAGTCTTTTAGCATATCTGTCTCCTTCTAGGTCGAACCATTTTCCGTTGTTGTCTCCCAGAGTTGTAAAGCTGATATGAAAATGCGAGCGGTGAGGGTTGCTCCCTTTGTATTTCCTACGCTTCCAGTTGAGAAGCGGGCTCATTATCTTGCCGTCATAAATAATGTATTTAATTCGCTTATCCCCGCGCTTGCCGCATTGGCGAATCTTCTCGACTAGAGCATAAGTCTCTTCGGGATGAGCATTGAGGTTGGCATCAATATCTAATGCGCGGACTATTCCATCTTTGGGAATGTGATCCGAATTGCCATTAGCAAAATGACGGGCATCTGCTATCCAACCATCCGATTTTCTGTCGCGCTCAGGATAATCGTCATCGATTTGCTCTCTAAGCTGCTGACCAGCTTTACAAAGTTTCGCCACTGAATTCTCCCCCAATATAAGACCAGCCGATTTCAACCTCTGGCTTGTCATCTACATTGACAAAGTGCGAATTGTCTGGCAATTCATCATCCTCATCAAAGAACGCGACAACCTTATTCTGCTTGATCTGCGCTAGCTTCATTTTGTCTCGCTAGGTAGTCAGCGTATTCGGCATCAGTCATCTCTCTGACTGTCTGCTCGCCTGTTTGGACATCTACATCAACGACATTAGGTTTCATTATTTGACTCCATATAGGGCTACTGTGCCAACTGCGGTGAATGTCGAATCAGTCAAAACATTGATTTGCGTCACTACTGCGGTCGCAAAATAAATGCCACTAAAATTTGTTCTAGAATTCAAAGTTCCAGCACCGTCTACAATTCTTTTTATCCCAGTGTTGTCGCAGGAATCAATAATTAAAAAACCATTTTGATCAATTGTTGTCCCAGCAGAAGTAATAATTTTGTCCCCAAAATTCAAATTATTACCGCCTGTTGAAGTGGTGTTGTAATACATATAAACATTACTCGAAGAATCATTATTAATTCTTATATCAACTTCATTTGCAGTTGCTAAAACGATTCCGCGCCATACGACCATCAATTTTCTATATGGAACCAATCCAGTAAAATTAACTGTCGCGCTGGCTGCGGTCGGAGTCACCGAGCTGATTAGCTCCCAGTTATCCGAGCCAGTTCCCCCAATTTTACTAATTGCCATTACGCGACCTCAGTTCCAAATGCGTTGAAGGATAAATCGGCGGTTGAGGCATAAACGCGCAAAACGTCAGTGGCGTCCATAGTAACGCCAAGCGTTAATGCCACTGTCTCTTTAGCTTGTATTGATGCGTCATAGACCAGATATTGATTATTGGCTGCGGCTGCGCCATTGACGGCAACATAAACGCGATAAGTCGCGGCTGATGATCCGCGGTTACAAATCACTAATGAACTGATAACTGTCTCAGTTGATGCTGGGACTGTGTATAGCGCCGTTTCGGTTGTTGCCGCTGGTGCGCTTTGTCCAAGCACTTTATAAGTTGTCGTTGCCATTATGCCCCCATCAGTAGGAATGGATGAGGTATCTCACCCTTAAAGTTTTCAATTTTATTGACTGTGCTATCAGCCGAGTTAGTGACAGTCCGAATGGCCTCTGCACCCTCTTTAAGGTAGTCGGAGTCATCGGGTTGAACCCAGCCATAGTTCGTTGAAGTTGCCATAGGAGTCCTATTCTACGGTAGTCCGACACTATCCACATTAGCCCAAGTAAGTGTCGGGATAGTGCCAAAGTAGGCTTCGGCGGTGGAAGTTGAGTTGTCTGCTGTGCCTGTCCAAGCCAGCTCAGGGCGGCGGCTGGCTGGTATGTCAGTGTCTGTGCCATCCCAGTAAAAATCATTGCTTGCCGCTTCAACCACAATAGCTCCATCAACTCTGAAAGTATCCCCTATTGCACCACTGTTACCAAAACGGCAAAAAATACGACCAAATAGACCCGTAGCATTTGTAGGGGTTGCCGTTATAGATAATTTTTCCCAAGCGCCAGAAGTGGTAATGCTGTTGCTTGTAAAAGATTCAATACTGGTATTTGAAGCAGCAGTCGCAGTCGTATCAAATCGAAACTGAGTTGTTCTAGTTCCTGATACTCGTTTCATATAAACATCTATTTTGTAAGTGTTGCCAGGAGTAATAGGTATTTTATAAGTTGTGCTATTTGTAATTACAACACCAATATTGGTGTTTATGGTTGTTGCTTCAAATTGACCACAAGCAGTTCCAAAAAATGAATCCGAAGTTATTCTTGTAAATAAATTTACAGTTGTGACCGTCCATCCTGTTGTATTAACTTCAAAACTTGGATTTTTGACTAGGTTAGTCCGAGTAGTCTTAACCGCTGTGGGGTCTAAGTCATCCCATTCAGTTGTCGGATCAACATCCTGCCATCTAATCGGCACAACAGAATAAGTGCTATCTGATGAGGTGATTGTTAAGAGAGCTTGAGCGCGGTCGATAATCAAGTCCCAGCCTTCAACAAAACCAGTGTAAGTAATGGATGAGATGGGGTTAGGTAAGTTATCGATTTGAATCGCTGTGCCCATCTGGATGGCTATCAAGTCATCAAGCGCGGCAGTTGTCAGGTTTGGGTTGTCTAAGTTGATATTGAAGCTGGAAAAGTTAGTTTGAGGGTTAGAACGCAGAGAGACGTAGCGGTCGGCAATATTCTGGGCTTCGTCCATATTGTGAAGCTCTGTGTCTATGCGGGCTTCAATTAACCCATAGTTGGCTATCGAGGGAGCGTCATCGCTAGTTACCTGATCCGAATTCTTATAGAATAAAATAACCTTATTAACAATGTCGCTGATTGACTTACGCGAGTTAATTCCGCGCCAGTTGATATAGCCCTCGTCTATGTCTAAATAGCCATTGGCATTAACATCTACTGTGCGGCGGGATTCGTTTGCGTAGCCGACTTTGCCATCAGTGGTTTCATACATATAGCCAAAGCACATCTGGGCGTAATAGGTGCTAAGGGTGTAGGCATCGACTGGGTTGGCTGGTCTTTCAACTAGCTCATAAACTCCGGGAGTATCTACCACATCGATAGTTACGCCAGCTTCGGTCAGAATTCTATTTATCCGGTCATCATCGTATTCTTTTGGATAATTGGTTGTCCCAACGATAACGCGGGACATTTGAGCGAAGGTAGCGACTGCGGTAATGGTTTGAACTGCGACTGTGGCAACTTCGCCAGAGGCTACTACCGCGTTGGATATATCGGTGACTTTGCCAGTAAATACTGTTATATCAACACCATTACTGTCTTCAATTGTAATTACTACATCTTCGTTAATTTCAAAGGCGTTATCGACATCTGTGGTGTTTAAGATTTCAACAGTGCAGTAACCAGCTCTAGCCTGTTCCCAGATTGATGGTCTGCCATAATGAATGGCTATCCCATTAAGGCTCTCGCCTGTAAAATCATCACCGCCAATAGTGACTGTTGCGTTTGGATTCCAAGTCATTACTCAGCCCTTGTAGCAAATCGAGAGACGCCTAGATTAGTAAAAGTGCCAGCCGTTGAGGCTTCGGTGTTAAGTATTTGAGCAATTTGACGAGCTGTGCCAATTGGATCAACTGCCCCATTGACTGTGATATTGACTGTTCGGCCGCGTTCCTCTGCTTGACGGAATGAGCCGACATCAAAGTTACCAGCGGCCACTGTCACTGGAACCACTGGAGTGGTTATCTTAGGAGTTACTGAAGCGCCTACGCTTGGCACTGTGGTGGTTTGTGTTGTCGGTGCTGAGCCAGTGGCAGGGGTTGTCACTTTAGGTGTAGCAGTGATGCCAAAAGGTAGCGAACTGGTTGAGACTGTGTTAGCACCTGTGCCGCTTGAGCTGCCGATATTGAGCTTACTAATTTGCTGAATATCTGCTCCCGGCTTAATAAGGTTTATGCCCTTAATAACCAAGTTAATACCGGTTATAGCTGCGTTGATGATTGGCTCTAAAGCTCGTAACGCTACTGACACTGCGCTAACAATTCCAGAA